CCCCTTATACTCAAGGACATCGTTCTTTTTGGGGATAGATTCTCCATCGGTAGCGACCGCAAAAGTATATGGATAGGAATCGTCTATGAGTGCGATCCCGTCCTTCCAGATATCGATGTCCGGCAGCTGGGTCTCGGGGTCAATCCCGGGAGGCATCGCACCGAACAGCTGACGACACAGACGATCCCATACGGAGCGGAAGGTGTCCGTAGGGCCGGAGCCGGGGCATTGGCACGGGCACGGTATTGCCCCGTCGCGCTCGACATACACAAGGCCAGAATGAACTGCTTTCATCTTTATTTTCTGTTACTTAACTTTCCAATTGGTATTGCTGTATACATCGTTGTCAACCGCCCAATCGGGGTACACCCAAATTGTCTCCGGCTCGATCTCGAGGTAAGGATCAGTCACCGTCTCGACTTTTCCTATCACATAGAAGCGCCCCTTATAGAAAATCACATCGGACTTCTTCGGGTCGGCGTCTTCATCCTCCTCAATCGTAAAGGTGTACGGGCCGTTATAGCCTTCACCGTGATAGTACTCGTCCTCCATCGTGACTCCGTCCCTCCATGTCTCTATGGTCGGGATCTGCGTCTGCGAGTCAATGCTGAGTGGGACATCTTCAAACAACTCTTGGCATAAGCGGTCTTTGTCGGACCGGTATATCACCGGGGTGCGGGAACAGATCAAACTGTCCTCGTCCAGCACGACAACAGTCGCATCCGAAAAGACCGCCTTGTCCATGGCTTAATAATTTAGTCGCCGTAGGTCTTGATGTCGGTAGAGTTGTACACCCAGCCGTTGCCGGAACGGTCGTAGGCCACAGCCTCTCCGTAGCCACATGCGTTATAGGTTAGGACGATTCCCTCTCCTGCGCCCTCGCCCTTGTAGGTTACGAGGTAAAGGTGCTTCTGTTTGCCGGTAGCCTTCACAACCTTGTCGCCAACCTGGAGGGAATCGAGCTGGTCATTTGTCAGTTTAGTGATGTCTCCGACTTCGATCGGGAGCCTTCCGCCACCGAGGGCCTCGGCAATCTGCTTCAGCCAATAGACAATATCAGTCTTATTTGTGTTTGTCATTGTTAAAGGATTTTAATAAGTTACACCAAAACGTTCTGTGCATTCTGCTGACATATGGCAGCATGGTTCGCATCGCCCCTGGCGCCGAAGGTACGGGCGGCGATGAGCCACTCGAGTGCCGGGATGAGCACCTCGGGGATCGCGTCCTCCACGGTAACCACCGTGCCGGAATCGGAGATGGTCGCGGGCTTGGGGATATAAGTCGCCGTCACGTCCGACTTGGAGCTGTAGGATGAAGCGACCGAGTAGCAGTCGATCTCCCGGCACTGGGTAGTGGACCAGACCCCGTGGGACATTACGCCTACCGGCCTGGCTTCCTTTGCCATGAGGAACGGGTTGTGCTGGCGCTTGCCCATCTCGGATATCTCCTGGACGACTTCAGTGATCGGACGCTGGAACGAGACGTGGTTGATCTCCGCGACACGGAGGAAATCATCGGGCACCTTCAGGCGGATCATCTTCCTGGCCGGGATGGTTGTCGCACCATCATTGACAGTGCGCGCAGTTCCGACGGCTTCGAACTCGATGCTGTCGTTCCCGAACGTGACCTGCTTCAAGCGCCAGTACGGTGCGACGGAGAACAACTCAAGCGCACCGCCGTCGATGAGGCCGTCAATGAGGGTATAGAGCGGGTTCCCGTCCGATGCGTCGACGGCTATCAAATCCGCTGCCGCTATGCTCGGGGAGACCTCGTCCATCTTCAGCGCGACCCGCTGGATAAGCTGTGCTCTTGTCGTAGACATCGTTCGTTACTTCTGGATCTGGAAATCGTAGCCGGCCTTGGTGGCGGCGGCCTTCGCCTGTGAATAGTTCGCTCCTTCCTCGAACTCGATGCCGAGTTCGGTCATGCGGTTCTTCATCTCCACGAGGTTGCGGAAACGCTCGGAACCCTTGACCTCCGTCATTATCTCCTTCTCGGGTTTAGGGGCAGCCTTCTTCTCCTTCACGGGAGCCGGTTTCTCGACCGGGGTGAGGTCTTTCTCGGCCTCGAGGTAGTAGTCACGCCCGAAGCCGGTGCACCTCTCAAGGGCCTCCTGGATGAACGGGTCGCTGGTGGTGTACCTTGCGGTGGAGTCGATCTGGATTCCGCCGCGGAAGACAATCACCAGACTGTTGCCCTCCTTGTCCTTGATGTGGATATCGAGTCCCCTGAGGGAGTAGGTCTTATAGGTCTTCTTAACCATACGTCTTTCTATTAAGAAAGGGCGGCGGTGACTGTCTCACACCACCGCCCTCGCTATGAGTGGATGACTGACTTAGACGGCAGGAACGATCCTGCGATGGCACGGCAGGTTCTCGAGGAACAAGCTGTAAGTCTCGTGGATACGGATGGCGTTGTCCACGCGGCGCTGGCCAGTCTTGTTGAGGTCGAGCTGGGTGGTGGTCAGAGGCTCCATGACGTACTTCTTGACGAAGTTCGGGTCGATGACCATACCGCACTTGGAGAAGTAGCCCTCGAACAGGGAGCCCATAGGCTTGACGAGGAGCTCGCCGAACGGAGTCTCGATCTTGAACACGCGGAGGCCGAGGACCATCTCGGTGTTCTTCGCCTCGAGCTGCTTGGAGTAGGAGCTGGCGTTGGCGATCTGCTCGATGAGGGTGTTACCGGCGAAGAGGAGCCTACGGTCGGAACCGTTGTTGCCCTCGAAGATGGCCTTGCCGATGGAGTTCCAGTCCTGATCGGTCATGGAGCTGGAGTAGTCCACGGTGGACTGCTGGCTCATCTGCCACCAGAGACCGGTGGAGTGATGCACGAGCTCGCCCTTGGCGTTCTTGGAGAGACCGCCGACTCCGAAGAGGTTGCAGAGCTCCATGCCACGCTTGAAGTCCCACAGGGTCTGCTCCTTGTAGACGGAGAAGTCCATGGCGACCTTCTTCTTGAGGAGGCTGTGGATGACGGACTCCTCGACCTGAGTCATGTGGGTCTGGTTGTAGACCTTACGGCTGGAAGGCTGGATGGCGAAGCCCTCGACGGAAGCCTCGAGCTCGGACACTGCAGGGGAGAGACGCTGGAGGATGGACTCATCGTCGAGCGAAGGGATGCTGGCGTTGAGGGCGCCGATGCGCTGGACGGTCAGGTTGTTGCCGCTGACGGCCTTGACGATGACGGACACAGGCTGGGCAGGGCTGGAGGAGTCGAACTTGATACCGGTGTCGACATAGCCGCTGGCCTCGTTGCCGATGGTGTGGACGATGAGGGTGTCGCCGGGCTTCCACATGTCACCGTTCTGGACGGCGAAGGTGGTGCCGGAGGAGTAGGCGCTGTCGAGACGGTCGAACACCTCGCGGGTGCCGATCTCCCAACCGCCGGCCTCCCAACTCTCGCTCTTCACGTTGTTGGCGATGGTGCGGGTGAAGGTGTCGATAGGGGTATCCTGGGGACGGATGAGAACGAGTTTCTTGTCAAGATCCTCGTCCATGTAGGCAGCCTCCACGACGTCGTTGCTGGGCGCGATGGCGGAGACGACGGTGGTACCGTCGATAGGGCCTTCGTTTGCGCCGGAGGCGAAGCTCTCGGTAACCTCGGCGGAGCCGGGGCCGACAATGTATCTCTTGAAAGGATACAGGGAATTGTACAGTTTCATTTCCTGATGGTGTTATGGTTGTTAGAACTTTCTCTTGGGGATGTCGTCGAAGATCGTGGGCTTACGCTTCGGCCTCTCGGGTGCGGGAGCGCTTCCACCCTGGAGGGCGGGGACTCCGTCACCGGCGGCGGCGGTGGCTTTCGTGACGCGGGCGGCTTCGATAGCCTGGTTCTTCCCGTCAAGCTCCGCGGCCTCGGCGGCCTCGGCAACGGCCTCGTCGAAATGCGTGGCCTTGTAGATAAGCTCAAGGGTCTTCTCGTCGAGCTTCAGCTCGGAGAGGTTGTCGTAGAACGCGTTGATGTCGTCGACGAACTTCTGCTTTGCAGCTCCGTCCATCTCCATCTTCTCTGCGAACTTGTCGATGTTGTCATAGGCGTCCTTCTCGTTGGCGCGCTTGCGGGCGCTTCTCTCACGAAAGGCCTGGCCCATCTTCTTACGCTCGTCGGAAGACTTCTGATAGTATTCGTAGTCCTCGTCACCTTCCTTGGCGACAAGGCTTTCGGGATCGAAGAACTTCGCGACGGCAGCACGGAAAGGAGTGCCGTTGACAATCATCTCGGAAGTGACGGCCGCGAGGTCCTTGTCGGAGTCCAGGAGATCTTCGATGACCTTGTTGTTATCCTCGAAGTTCTTGATCTTCTCCTCGTCCTCGGCGAAACCGCGCTCTGCGAGGTCGTCCCATTCCTGGTCACTCTGGGGAGAGGCGTCAGGGTAACGACCCGCCAGCCGTTCCCGGTACTTCGGAAGGGCCGGGGCGGCGGTGTTGGTGATTTCTTCTTTCTCGGGCATAAGATATCGGTTAACGATTACGCCCCGAAAATAGCCGAATGGCTAATGATGTTGTTCACTATTTGTGAAAACCAATTAAAATTTATATCTTTGTAATAGTTAAACGCTTCAACCTTTAACCCGACCATGGAGACCACCACAAAAGGCGCGGAACGGAACAACGAGATAGTGACCTTCTTCTACCTGATTTTCGGCCACAGAGTGCACCAGGGCGTGGAACCGGACCTGGCCCGTAAGGAGGCTTACGACGCAGTGTCCCTGCGCTACGGGATCGGAAAGGGCCGGCTGCTGAATATCATCTCAGCGCAGAATAATTCCCGAAAAGTGAACAGGGCTGCTTTCCGAGAGAATGTCCGCGTGCTCATAACCGACATCACCTCCGTGAACGAAGAACTCGACTCCGTACGCTCACGGAATGAGCGGCTCATCCAGCTCCTCAACGACTGTTTGGAACATGACGGCAGATAAGGGGAAGATAAAGGAGATGCTCCGCATCGACCGGGAGCGCAGGCAGAAGTACTTCCGCACCTACGATCCCATCCGCGGTGACGAGCTGGGCGAGGTGGTGCCCCGCTCCAAGTTCAAGATTGAAGACAACGAGTACTGGGTCCCCAACGAGATGCTCACCGACCCGTTCGTCAAGGCGTACCTCAAGTACAAGACCCCGAGCGGGCTGCTTGTCGCGACCGGGCAGTATGACAACGAGGAGAACCGCAAGCTCATCCTCGAGCATCTGATGAACCTCCGGCTGAAATATGACTTCGAGTTCGTGGCCGCGTCCACTATCAAGATCCAGGACAAGGAGACGAAACGACCCATCCCGCTTATCCTCAATGAAGGCCAGCGCATCCTCATAGGCGAGTACGAACGGCAGAGACTTGCCGGCGTTCCCATACGCGTCCTTCTCGTCAAGGCCCGTCAGTGGGGAGGATCGACCGCCACCCAGTGCTATATGTACTGGCTACAGCGTTACTGGTACGAGAACTGGCACTCCTGTATCGTTGCACTCGACCAGACCCAGGCGGTGAACATCCGCACGATGTACAAGAACCTCATCTCGAAGCTGCCGGCCTGGAGCGACCCCGTGTCCTTCAAGCGTTTCGAAGGTACGGAGCTCATCCGTATCATGCCGGAGAGGGGATGCCGCGTGCAGATCGGTTCGGCCCAGAAGCCGGATGCGTTGCGATCCTTTGACTTCTCGCTCGTCCACATGTCCGAGGTAGGCCTGTGGAAGGATACGCAGGAAGCACGCGGTGACGATGTCGCAATGGCCCTCTATTCCACCGTCCCGGACGTGCCCGGCACCATGATCGTCATGGAGTCCACGGCGAAGGGTGTGGGCAACTACTTCCACCGACAGTACCTCGCAGCCCTTGACAACAAGAAGTCCGGCACCATAGGCATCCGCCCCGTGTTCGTC